TGGAGGAAGCGTATGACGTCAAGCAGCGACTCGACGAGGCGACTTGAGTGGTGGCGGCCTGACCCCTTCCATGCAACTTTGTTCGCCGTTGAGTCAGGCAACCCACGCAATAGAAAACTAGCTGAGCTTGTCCATGTTGACGGAGGCATCCGTACCACTATCAAGACACAGTCTTGTATGGATGATGAGGTCTTAGTCCGTGCGGCATGCAAAAAAATGGAGCCCATCATGCGCAAGGAAATCGCCAGATGGGTAGCAAAGAAACTTACTTAAGGAAATCAAATGGGTGCAGACATTCACATCTTCGCTGAGCGCAAACTCAGTAACGGCACATGGGCAATGTGCAAATCATACGAATCGCAATCGTCAGAGCAGTTCTATGACTACAGCGACAAGTTAGCCAAAGCAGAGATTGGCCGCATGTTCCCACGAGCACGTAGTCGTAACTACAGCTTCTTCGCTGACCTAGCTGGTGTGCGAGGCGAGGGGCCTGACGCCAAGGGCGTGCCTAACGACATCTCACCGCTAGTGAGAGAGGAGTACGAGCGATGGGGTGTGGACGCTCACAGTGCCTCATGGTATTCAGCTCGGGACTTCGTGCCAATCTTTATGGACAACCACATGGCTGAGGACGAGCGCGTCAAGTTGGTCAACGACCGACTAGATGGCAATGGATACTACGGCATCCCGTACCACGTATTGGAGACTTATCTCGGCATCGACATCCCATACGACGACAACGACAACCCCGCCATTGATTCGATTCGATTCGTCTTCTGGTTCGACAACTGAAAGGAGAAACCTAATGGGTGCACCACTTACTTACGACTACACACAAAAACTGTTCGACACACGCCGCCAGCCACGAGACTTCAAGGCGTACAAGACAGACACACATTTAACCAAGCGAGCAGACGGCTCGTTCCTGTTCTCCTTCATGCAGTACGAATGGACATACAACAAGTCGAAGGGCATACACGAGCGATCAAAGACTCGTGCTGTCACACCACTGTGCTCCATAGACCAAGACAACGTGGTCACTCTATTGATCGGCGACAAAGGCTGGCCTAGTGTGGCGCACATGACGATTCGCAATCGGCTCATGGACATTACTGGGTTCGACATCTATTCAGACACATGCCACCACAAGAGCAAAGACACTGCGATTCGCATCACAGGTCGCCACTACAGTGCTAACGGATGGGCGAAGCAGCCATGGTGTGCTCATAGTGCAGACAAGACTATCCCCTACGTGGCTGGTACCCAGTTCAAGACCATCACTAATGGCAGGCTCGGTGGACTCACCGAGTGCCTCAACCCACCTAAGGACATGAAGAAGCTCGTGAAACCAGAAGCAATCCAACAAGTCAAGGCAGAGACTGCCGTCATCCGTAAGCTGGCCAAGGTCATGCTGCGCGTTGGCTTTGACGAGTACATCGAGAAACGTATTGACCGCCACTGGGGACTGAAGATTGATACTAAGAAACTGAGCGAGGTGAACTACTTGAACCCAACAGGTGACGACGCTATGGCGGTGCTCAAGGTTGGCTATGACATGGCGAATCGACCTGATGACACAATCTTTGACTCAACTCAAGGTAAGTACGTGGCCCGCCCACGTGACGTGCAGATTCAAATCCTGCGAGAGCGTGTGCTTGAGAATGGCATGAAGGCACTGCGCCAACACATCTACACAACAACTGACGGTTATGAAAAGGTAGAAGTCAAATGAAAAAATAATATATAGAACATACACACGTTTCCTGTATCATCCAATCACTTACTGAAAGACAACCATGGCATACGTATCCATTTCCAATGGCCTCCTAGACTCTACACGGGTCAACATCCGCAACATGCGGGACAAAGAGAAGGCACTGCACACCGTACCCGCCGAGTCGTGCACCGTCCCTGATAACGATGGCAACATGACAGCCCTTATCTGGGGCAGCCACCAACACCTACGTGACCAGATGCCTGAGAGCTGGAAGATGAACCCCGGCAAGATCACACTGCGCATCTCCTACAAGACAGACCCTGCGGCTGAGAAAGAGTACAACGTCGATTTTCAAGTTGTGGCAACCTCTGGTTTTGAATGCCCACGCACTGAGCAGAGTAACAGCAGCTACTACGGGTACCTCGCTAAGGTCAACGAGGACAGTTACCTTCTCCCCCAAGGCGCTAAAGAGCTTGTTGCTCATCGCAAAGTTATGCGTGAGATTGATACTCGATGGGAGGCTGTGACAGACAAGGTCCGCCAGTTCTTGAACTCTGCTAAGTCATTGAACGAAGCACTCAAGCTGTGGCCCGGCCTGTCCCTGTACATCAACCAAAATTACCTTGACCGAGTGGCTGAGAAGGCCACTGGGGTAAAGAAAGAAAAGCCCAAGACCAGTGCTGAGGAACTCCTTGGCACCCTTGATGTCGATACCCTGACAGCAGCCGCTGTCGCATCCAAACTAACTGTATGAAAGACGATGAATGCAATTACTCACACTCGAAGCTCGAGCGAAAAGCCTATTCGCCACCTACGCCGTTACCGAACAAGTACGTGACCGTTATGAAAGAGACTGGCTCCGTAGTGTCCAAGCCCTCGGCGACAAGTGGCTCTACGCCAAATACGCAGAACGACTCACACCCGACCAACAGCGAGCTCGCTGCGAGGATGGCACGTATCGAGTCACGGCTCGTACAACTGATGATTCATCAAGGGCTTGACCCCTACAACAAGGTATACGAGTAATGGCTGAATACTACCAACACATGAATCACTGCGATGCCAGTGGATGCAAGTTCGATGAGGCCGATGTGTGCCCCGTTGTGCGCAACATCCGATTGGCTACTGGCTACATTCCAACATTGACTGAGGAGGTCACACCTATCATGCAACCAAGTCTGCGACAAGTCGGCGGCGACCACTACAAAACTATGTCCGTGCAACCATGGGATGTAGTTGATACATGGCCACTGGAACAACAAATCGGCGCATACCGCGCTGGTGCTTTGAAATATGTAATGCGAATGGGGAGCAAAGATGAATCAATTCAAGAGATTGGCAAAGGCATTCACTACTTGGAAAAGCTCATCGAAGTCCTCAAGCGTCGAGCCGAAGAAGAAGCCACACGATGATCATGCGGACGCGATGGCGTATCTTAAGGAACGTGAGCGCGAAGCGCAGTACCAAGAAGCGTTGAGAAGGATTAACCCAAGTATGCAATCTTCAGCAATGAACGCAGCGGCCCAATCAATGTGGCCCTCTCTAGTCAACTCAGGAAATACAGGTATGGGAGCAGTCAACCAAGCTTGGCCACAAGGCTTAGAGGCTGAACGCCGCCGCCAAGACACAACACGACAGTTCACCGTGGAGAAAGTCGATAACGGCTTCATCCTCCGCAGTGGCAAGTATTCAAAAATCTGCAAAGACATGGAAGAGCTGAGCCAACAGTTCATCGCAACCATCGTTGAGCAACAACTGGACAAGTAACTATGTCTGACTTACGTACTGAACTCTTCACGAAAGTGATTCCAAAAATGAAAACACTTACTGAACTTAACTTCGACGACCCTGACCAACCAATGGAGCCAGCGGTACTCACCAACAACGAGATGATCTTTAACTGGGTTAAGGAACACCCTGCTAGCTATTCAACCAATGTAGTCAACGGGTTTCGTGGGCGCATCACGGAATCATCTGTGGTGTCTCAGCTCTATACGATGACTAACCGCAAGCTCCTACACAAAGTCAAGTGCAGCACTACTGGCAAGTTCATGTACTCAGCAGCAGTGGATGCGTACCCACGCGTAGTACGTACCGAAGCCATAGCCAAGATGCAGGCAGCCCGTGCCGCTATCGGTAAAGAAGAGATGGCACGACGTATTGCAGAAGGCCATAAGGTCAACCGTGCAGCAGAAGCCGAGACAAAGCTTGAGCCCGTCCAGAAGAAAGTGGTGCTCATCAAACGCCGTACACCTGAACCAGTAGCCGCAGTATCAGTCACACCCGTGGACTTGAACACACTCTCCATCGTGCAAGCTCGCAAGTTGTACGACGAACTCAAACAAATCTTTGGAGCTTGAGATGCAGAATTACTACGCTCAAACGAACGTAACAGAGACAATCACTAACAACTACGGCACTCAAGTTGTGGTTAACCCAATGGCGCTTGCGCACTTTAAGCACGCGGTTGAAACGCAACTCATATCCTTGACTGCGGAAATCCAAACGCTAAAGAACCACGCCAACTGGATTGAGCCACGACTCAATGATTACCACAAGTTCATGGAGTGGATGCAACGCGTTCACCCTGATGTCATCACTGCGTACACCGAGGCGACCAAGGTTGAGAAGGTTCTCGACAAGGCCCAAGGTGAGATGGCTTACCCACAAGACGTAGCTATGGGGGCTTCAGCATGAGTTGGCTCAAAAGAAAACTACGTCGTTGGTTGAACTCTGACACTGAGATCAGCATCTCAGAAGACCGAGCATATGCGTCGCCACACAACAACATGGGTGAGTCGCAATCATCTGTGCAAATATTTCGAGCGATGAATGGCACGGTGCTTGTACTGCATAGTCAGACTGCTTCACCAAACAAAACCATGATTCCGCGTCAGTCAGGCCCAACCATCTACGTCCTCAAAGACGGCGAGAGTGTCCAAGATGCTGTCGCTACGTTGTTAGTCAAAGCAAGATTGGATTCGATGTGACGTACCGCAGTCTCTACAACATACTGTGTGTTTGCGCTGCTGCCGCGTTCATCATGGGTGCGGCTTCGATGGCGTTGTTCACACTCGGCTATGCCATGTGCTTCTTCCTCATGGCTATCTTCCTTCAGCTTCAAGCTATGGTGGCACGTAATGCGAAAGAAGAGTAAGTACAAACCGAAGGGCGTACGCCTTGACGTGATGGCATGGGTGCAGAGTGGTATGAAGCCATTCTCATCTGTGTCACTCGCCGTAGACATTCGTATCAAGAACCACGTAGCCCTTGAGCAGCTCCGTTTGGGGCAAGCCGACAAAGAGAACATTGACATCATCATCGGTGCGTTCAACATGATGGAAGGCTTTGGCCGCATGGGTATCGGTAATGACTGGGCCGAAGAGATTCGCGCTGGACAGGATGCCCTACTGTCTGTAGCCAAGCGCGGCGTTCAACGTGACATGCGGTTCGTGGCCACCGGCCCTGAACTTGTAGCAATCAACTTAGCAATGGAGGTTCATGATGCCCAGCTCGACGTGTGCACAGTCAGACAGCTTGAGCAAGCCCTCGACATCGTCCAAGAAGATGTCATCCACAAAAGAGCAAGAGCAATCAACGACCAAGACGGTGTTAGCGCAAGGCGCATCTTGGCCGAAGCGGGAGAAACCAAATGACAAACCGAAGCCCAAACCAAAACGTGTCGGCCCCCCAAAACCTAAGTACATCCGTAAGACCAAACCGACTGGTGACCACATCACGAAAGACTGGCAGCCGGAGAGAGCACCCGGGGCCAAACTGGCCTTTCCCCGCGACGTGCTTGACATCTTTGAAGAAGCTCGTGACGAGATTGCCTCGGGAAGAGCAAGGGGCAAAATCAAAGATTCTGGCAAGAACTTTAAACGCAACACCTGACGCCCCGCTATGAACAAACAACCGTACCGCACCAGTGTAGTTAAGTGGGCGATCAGTATCAACGGCAAAGACTTCCACAAGGCAGCATGGAGCACAGTGGTCTACTCGCTGTACGACAACAAGCGGGAAGCACAGGACGATATTGACAGCTTCAAGATTGATGGTGTACCCATGCGCGTTCGCATCACCATCCAGAAAGCCTCCTCGTATGACCAATAGAAAACCAATTGGGCTATCAGTGCCCTACAGAAAGATAGACATGACTCACCCCCTCACCAACAGACAGCAAGCCTTGCTCAAAGAAGCAGTGGCTAACAAACCAAACGAGACGATGGCACAGACCATTACCAAACTAGAAGCAGTCATCGAGATGCTCAAACAACAGTCACCTGAGAAGTTCAAATGACACAACTCATCACCCTCGACTTTGAGACTTACTACTCGAAAGACTATGGCCTCAAAAAATACACCACCGAACACTACATCCGAGACGAGCAATTCCAAGCCATTGGATTCGCATACAAAGTCGACGACGGAGAAACCCATTGGGTCACAGGTACGGACAGGCAGATTACCGAAGCGCTTCATGAACTCGGTATCCCTAATGCCTACCTCATTTGTCACAACATGGCCTTCGACGGAGCCATCCTTGCATGGCGCTACGGCATCAAGCCAAAATACTATCTCGATACCCTATCGATGGCACGACCCGTTACTGGACTCACTGTTGGTGGTTCACTAGCTGCACTGGCTAAGAAGTATCTGCTGGATGAGAAGGGCACAGAAGTTGTCAACGCACTCGGGCTTCGCCGTGAAGACTTCCCTGCTGACCAGTTGGCTCGCTATGGTGAATACTGTAAGCACGACGTTGACCTGACGTATGGGCTGTATCACATCTTCAAGCAGTGGAATCCACCGAAGGAACTCTACATCCAAGACCTGATGATTCGTATGTTCACTGACCCTGTGTTGCAGTTGAACAAGGACGTGCTGGTTGACCATCTGTTCAAGGTGCAGGCGAACAAAGAGAAACTGATGGAGCGCATCGACTCCACCATTGGACGTGAAGCTCTGATGTCGAACCCCAAGTTCGCAGAGGTGTTGACCAAGCTGGGCGTAACCCCGCCCATGAAGGTGAGCCTTCGCACAAACAAGGAGGCCTATGCCTTTAGTAAAACCGACCAAGAGTTCAAGGCTCTCGTCGACCATCATGACCCAAGGGTGCAAGCCGTCGTTGCTGCGCGTCTCGGCGTTAAGTCTACGCTTGAGGAAACCCGTACCGAGTCGTTCATTGGTATTGCTGAGCGTGGCTCGTTACCGATTCTTCTGAACTACTGGGGTGCACACACAGGCCGTGCATCTGGTGGCGACAAGATGAACCTACAGAACCTGCCTCGCGGTGGGGCGCTGCGTAAGTCAATCACCGTACCCGATGGGCACTCGCTGGTAGCAGTTGACTCTGCACAGATTGAAGCCCGTGTCGTTGCATGGTGGGCTGGCCAAGAAGACTTGGTTGAAGACTTCCGCAACAACGTGGACATCTATTCATCGTTTGCTTCCGTTGTGTATGGCCGCCACGTAGACCGCAAGGCCAAAGCCATTGACGAGAACGGCAAGGAGTACAACCCAGACAAGGTTGAGGGCTTCGTTGGTAAGACATGTATCTTGGGCCTAGGCTACGGCATGGGGCCTGACAAGTTCAAGGCGACACTCAAGATCGGTATGGGCGGTATCTCCGTGGACATGCCACTAGAAGACGCTCAGAACACCGTCAGGCTGTACCGCGCTAAGTACGACAAGATCGCTCAGATATGGAAGGATGCACAGGCAGCCTTGGCTACCATGGCTCGTGGACACGAGTGTGAGCTCGGTGTCGGCATCGCCCTGCGCTGTACCCCTGAGGGTGTGCACCTGCCTAACGGCACGATGATTCGTTACCCCAACCTGCGCAAGAACGCAGACGGCTACGAGTACGACGGACGCTATGGCCCTGTTAAAATCTACGGCGGTAAGATGGTTGAGAACATCGTGCAAGCTCTGGCTCGTATCGTTGTGTTTGACCAGATGGCCAAGATCGACATTGAGTTGCGTAAGAACGACAACCCTGATGCTGACCGACGATATAAAGTTGCACTGACCGTGCATGATGAGGTAGTATCTGTTGTACCGAACCCCGCTGCAAAGTGGTGTCTAGAGTACATGTTAGAGGTAATGAAAGTTCCACCTAAGTGGTGTGCTGACCTGCCTGTCTCATGTGAAGGTGACATCGGTAAGAACTACGCTGACGCAAAATAACTTAAAGACTTTGGTCTTTGAGAGGAACCCCTATGGCTATACCCGCTTGGACATACTCCCAGCTAGACAAATTCGAGACGTGCCCACGTCAGTTCTATCACGTTCGTGTGTTGCGAGACATCAGAGAACCGCCTACAGAGGCGACCATCTGGGGCGAGAAAGTCCACACCGCTATGGAGTACCGCATCAAGGAGGGCACACCGCTTCCTGAGGGTATGGAGCAGTGGGAAGGTATCGCTGCTAAGTTCGCTGCGCTCCCCGGTCAGAAACTCTGCGAAGAGAAGATGGCTGTGGACAAGAACTTCCAGCCTGCTGAGTGGGGCAATGCGTGGTCACGCGGTATCGCTGACTTGTTCGTTATCCACGGTGACAAGGCTGGTGTGTTCGATTACAAAACAGGTAAGCGCAAGATCACTGAGCAGCTCGAACTCTATGTTGGCTACACGTTCGCAACTTACCCTGAAGTGAACTATGTGACGACTGGCTTCGTGTGGCTGCGTGACAAGAAGATCGACAAGGCCACCTATCATCGTGACCAAGTTGCTGGTATCTGGAACGGCTTCCTACCAAGGGTGCGTAAACTGGAGTCCGCATACGAACGTGACGCATGGCCATGCCGACCATCTGGTCTGTGCCGTGGCTGGTGCCCAGTTAAGACCTGTGACTTTTACAAGGACAAGAAGTAATGGCATCGACCCCCGAAGGTAAAGTCAAAGACGCAGTTAAGAAGGAGCTGCGCAAACGAGACATCTGGTATTTCATGCCCATGCAAAACGGCTTCGGCGTTGTGGGCATTCCCGATTTCATCTGCTGCTGGGAAGGAAAATTTCTGGCAATCGAGACAAAGGCCCCCGGCAAGAGGGGTGACACCACGGCTAATCAAGACCGTGTTATCGCTGAGATCAAAGACCACTGGGGCAAAGCCTTGGTGGTGGATGATGTCGAACAACTACGTGACTATTTGGAGTATGCAAATGAACAAGGGCGGGGCTAAAAAAGCTGCGTATGACAAGGCCTACAACGCAAGGCCAGAACAAGTGGACAACCGTGAGAAGCGCAATGCAGCCCGTGCTGCACTAGCCAAAGAAGGCAAAGTCAAGAAGGGCGACGGCAAAGACGTTGACCACAAGAAGATGCTGGATGGCGGTGGCGGTAACGGCAAAGGCAATCTCCGTGTGGTTGACCAAACTACCAACCGAGGATGGAGAAAAACCAATGGCGATAAGTACGGCAAGTAATCCGTTCAGGCATGTTGACACAGGGGTGCACTCATTCTTCGGATACCCCGTACCTGAGAACGTATCGGCTGCAACTATGCAAGACGACTGCCTCAACAACATACAAAAAGTCCGGTGGCGAGTCAAGGGTGACCCTGACATCCACGAGATGGACTTTCCGCATGCAACAGAAGAAACCATTCTGGCTGTGCTCGCTGCAATGAGACTCACATGCTAATTAGAAAAGACAAAAAAGCCCTCATCTTTAAACTGCGCATCCCGTCACGAGTTACCACTGTCATCCCAACGGCACGTTTGGTTTCTCATGAGGGGGATACGCTAGTGGCTGTGCCGCACCGACCCGAGGAAGTTAAGGTGCTCCGCAATCTGGGGTTCAACCCACCAGACCCGATGGAGTACTACTACCAATGGCCCGGACGGTTCAAGCCATTCGCTGCACAGATTGAGACTGCCAACTTCCTAGCTATGCACGACCGTGCCTTCTGCCTGAACTCTATGGGTCTGGGTAAGACAGTCACGTCGCTGTGGGCCTACGACTACATGCGTGAGTGCAAGCTAGTGAAGAAGGCTTTAATTGTCTGCCCACTGTCCACGATGGAGCGCACTTGGGCTGATGAAGTCTTCAAGACGTTTCCGCATCTGGATGCAACTGTGGTGTATGGAACTCGTGAGCGCCGCAAGAAATTGTTAGCGCAAGACGCTGACCTGTACATCATCAACACTGACGGCATCAAGACCATCTTGGAAGACTTAGAGAAGCGCGATGACATTGACCTCATCATCGTGGACGAGATCGCTATGTTCCGTAATGCCGGCACTGACCGTTGGAAGACATTGAACGCCATCTGTAACAAGCAGGCAGCGCGACGTGTGTGGGGATTGACTGGTGCGCCAACACCACATGAACCAACAGACGCATGGGCGCAGTGCCGAATCGTTGTGCCTACGAGCCCCTCAGTACCTAAGTACTTTGGCAAGTTCCGCGACATGGTGATGAAGCAGTTGACCCAGTTCAAGTGGGTAGCGCGTAAAGATGCAGTGGACACTGTGAAGGCCATGATGCAACCGTCTGTGCGATTCGCACTGGATGACTGTATTGACTTGCCCGAGCAAACGTTCGTGACCCGTGATGTGGAGATGACCCCCGAGCAGAAGGCGGCGTACAAGAACATGCTGGACAAGCTCAAGATGGAATACGAAGGCGGCCAAGTGCTCGCTGTGAACGAAGCTGTGAAGGCTAACAAGCTGGTGCAGATTGCTTGCGGTGTGGCGTACGGTGCCCAAGGTGAGTACATCCACATCCCGAACAAACCACGCATCGACGTGCTGAAAGAGCTCATTGAAGAGTCCGAGGGCAAGGTGCTTGTGTTCGTTCCGTTGACTGGTGTGCTCGAACATCTGATGGATGAACTCAAGAACGACTGGGAGTGCGCAGCTATTCATGGCGGCACATCCAAGACCGAGCGCGACGACATCTTTGGCCAGTTCCAAAAGACTGACCGTATCCGTGTGATCGTGGCCAACCCATCCACCATGTCCCATGGCTTAACACTGACTGCGGCAACGACCATCATCTGGTATGCGCCCATTCATAGCAACGACGTGTACGAACAGGCATGCGCCCGAGTACGCCGACCCGGCCAAACCCGCACAACAGTCATCGCCCATATAGCGGGCAGTGATATTGAACGGCGTATTTATAAGCGATTGCAGGGTAAACAGAAGCTGCAAGGCTCCCTGCTCGACATCATGAAAGGAATTGAGAGCGACCAGTAGAAATCACTATACACACTCACTAATTTGATGGTAATCTCCGTCCCCCTCACTGGAACAAAACAATGAAAATTTCAGAACTGGTAGCCAAGTACGTTGAGCTACGCGACAAAAAAGCTGAGTTCAAAAACGAGTACGACGCCAAAGTAGCTAAATTGGATGAGGTCTTAGACAAGATTGAGTCCACGTTACTTAAGACGTTCGAGACGACTGGCATGGACTCGGTCAAGACTGAGTTCGGCACGGCCTATACTACTGAACGCAGCACTGCTTCTGTGGCTGACAAGGACGCCTTCATGTCCTTCGTTAAGTCCCGCGAAGACTGGCATCTGATGGAAGTTCGCGCTTCTAAGACAGCCATCCAACAATACAAAGATGAACACCAAGACCTCCCGCCCGGTATCAACTGGCGCTCGGAGCGCGTGGTCAACATCCGTCGTACCTAACCCTCAACCCACTGGAGAAAACTAAGATGTCAAACATCATTCCGTTCAACACCGATGCAGGCAACTTGCCCGCCTATCTGAAACAAGCTAACCGCGCAGCAGTCAACGATGACTTGACGGCACACGCTGGCACGGGCTTCCCCGTTATGTCCATCAAGGGCAAGAACTTCACGGTTGTCCGTGACGGTGAGCGCACTGTGCTCACTAAAGACGTTGACGGCGACATCATGGCCGTGCAGTCTATTGAAGTTGTGTTGGTCAAAGCCAACAAGGGCACATCCAAAGTGTTCTACATCAAGGGCTACCAAGAAGGCGCTGAGGCCGTCAAGCCTGACTGCTTCTCTAACGCTGGCGACAAGCCTGATTCATCCGTGGCTGAGCCACAAGCCAAGTCGTGCGCTGCTTGCCCTCATAACCAATGGGGCTCCAAGATTGGCGACAACGGCGGTAAGGGCAAGGCTTGCCAAGACAGCGTCCGTATGGCCATCGCCACTGCTGACCTCATCAATGACCCATACTTGTTGCGTGTGCCACCAGCGTCTATCAAGGCATTGGGTGAGTACGGCAAGATGCTCGCTAAGCGTGGCGTCGGCTACAACATGGTCGTGACCAAAGTGGGCTTCGATATGGAGTCTCCAACTCCTAAGCTGACCTTCAAGCCTACAGGTTTGTTGAGCGACGCTGGCTATGCCCAAGTCCAAGAAGTCATGGCGTCCGACGTTGTGCAGTCCATCTTAGGTTCTGACGGTATCGCTGCCGCCGCTGCCGAAGCTGCTCCTGCTGCTCCTGCTGAAGATGAGTTGCCAGTTGTGGAGGTCAAGACTGCTGCCCCAGCTCCAGTAGCTGAGAAGCCAAAAACCGCAGCGGCTCCGAAGCCAAAGGCTGAACCCAAGCCAGAGCCTAAGCCAGCTCCTGCTGATGTGGAGATTCCCGGCCTCAACCTCGATGACTTGAACTTCGACGACTAATGGTTTTGGGGGGCTACGGGCAATCCTGCCCAGCTACAGTAGTAGTCCCCCGCTTCACTTCCAGCCCTTCGGGGCTTTCACTTTCTGGAGAAATCATGTCATATCAAATTGACCAGCGCAAAGTCGCCGGTGTCGTAGTCGAAGCCAACCTCGCCCTCAGTGGTAAAGATTTCAACCATGGAGAGATCATCATTGGTTTAGCAGAGCTGTTGGCTCGCGTTATCGTGGAAGCAGCAGACACCAACATCCAAGCAGGTGAACTGGTGAAAGTTGCAATGGCCCACATTGACCGCACCATCACAGTCGGGGCTCACGCTTCTGGTAAATCAATCATCGCACAGGCATAACATGGACGCACTCACCTTCCTCAAAAAAATCTTGCCGGAAGATGGGTATAAGTTCGTTGGCCTGAGTCGTGCCGGCAACCCCGGCATCGCCCACAAGGCGTATGAATCATTGGAGACGATGGCTGAGGCCATCGCTTCTTACGACAAGCAAACTAACTTAACTGTCTATCACGCATGCGCTGCGTATAAAGAGCCGTCCTACGAAGCCGTGATCAACGGTGAAACAAAAAGGAAATATCGTGGAGAACCAAACTGGTACAAGGCCAAAGCGTTTTGGGCAGATATCGACTGCGGTGAAACTAAGGCAGCAGAAGGCAAAGGATATGCGACTAAAGCTGACGGAGCAAGAGCAATCCTTACGTTTTGCCACAGCAATGGTCTCCCCACTCCCATGGTTGTCGATAGTGGCGGCGGCATACACTGTTATTGGCCTTTGGCTACTGCTATCGGACCCAATAGCTGGCGAACAATGGCTGCGCAACTTAAATCCGTTTTCGCTGCTGGTGGCCTACTTGTTGACCCTACTCGCACAGCTGATTTGTCCTCGGTGCTCCGCCCGGTTGGAAGCCACAATCGAAAAGCTGGCCGAGAAGTCCGCGAAGTCAAAGTTGTTCGCGAAGGCCAAACAGTAACCCCACAAGAATTTCATGCAGCCCTCAAGGTAGTGGTTGCTAAGTACGACGTCGTCGCTCAGCCATTGATTAGCCGCGCACCCGTGGCAGGTTTGAATGATGACCTGATTGGCCACCTCGGCCCTCAAATTGAATCATCTGCCCATGAGGTTGCAAACCACTGCGCCCAAGTTGGCAAGATGCGTGACACCAAAGGAGACGTTGACTATGAATCATGGCGCGGCATCATTGGAATCATCAAGCACTGCGTCGAAGGCGAGCCTTTGGCACACGAGTGGAGTGAACTGCGAGCGGCTACTGGCCACAGCAATACGGATGTTGATACCCGTTTTAATACTTGGGATAGTGGCCCTGCTACTTGTGAATTTTTTCAGAAGTGCAACCCGACCACCTGCGATGGCTGCGTTCATAAAGGAAACATCAAATCACCAATCGTGCTGGGACGACTTCTGCCTGAACCAGCAGAATCAACGGTAGAGGTCATTGACGAGGCCAAGCCCGACGAAGTGTTGGAAGCCATCGTGCCTCCAATGCCTGAGGGCTACGAGTACCAAGCAGAGCATATGCTTCGCTTCATCCGTGACAAAGACGGTGTGATGCAACCATATACGTTCTGCCGTACTCTGTTCTATCCAATCCAACGCATCAAGAAAGCTGATGGTGCTTACGCGTTCACTATCCGCATGCACTTGCCTGACCAACGGGTACGTGACTTCGAGGTGGACACCTCTGCATTGGCTTCGTCCACGGACTTGCTCAAGGCGCTGTCTAAGTATGAGCTGATGCCATCCAACAACAAGGACTCAACGATGCACATGACCGCGTACATCCGCGACTCGATTCACAAGCTGATGGCCGAGCAACGTGAAACTGACACACTGACTGCGTTTGGCTGGCGCGACAACATGAGCGGGGTGCTCCTTGGAGACAGGCTTTATCACCAAGATGGTTCAATTCGCAAAGTCTTCATTGGAGGTGCTGCGGCTGACCATCGTGCTGCTTATCCTGAGCCTCGCGGGACTCTTGCTGCTTATAGCAGTGCTGTCAACTACATTTATAACCGCGAGAACAGCCAAGCTGCCCAGTATGTCTTCTGTAACGTCTACGGTTCGCTCATCACTCCATTCGGCGAAGACAGCTATAACGGAGCTCTGGTAGCCGTCAACTCTGGCGCATCTGGCAAGGGTAAGACTTCTGTGTGGCGTTCCGCGCTGTACGGTTTGTGTGATGCCAACAAGATGATCTTCGCTGGTAAGGAAGGCGCAACTCGCAATGCCCGCTGGGCTATCGTCGGTGCACACAAGAACGTCCCCGTGGTGTTCGATGAGATGACTGACATGGATGCAGCGGAAGTGTCGGCCATGGCTTACACAACGTCACAGGGTACTGACCGCGCTCGATTGACATCCGCTGGCGGTAAGGTTGGCTTCGCTGAACAGCACACATGGAAGACTGTGGTTGGTTTGACTGCCAACGAGGACATGCACTCCAAGCTGTCTGGCCACAACGCCAACACACAAGCGGAAGCCGTGCGGATGATTGGCATCAACTTCGCCACGTACAACGTACCTATCATTGACCCAGCCGTCGAAGTGTCCAACGCTATCGACACCATGCGTGAGAACATGGGCAACGCAGGGCATGAGTTCGTGAAGTACATCGTGACGCACCAACAAGAAGTCGCTGACCTCTACGCCAAGATTGAGAACAAGATGAGCCGCTTAATGCCGCAGTCTGAGTATCGTTTCTTCCGTAGCCATGCGACTTGCACATTGGTGGCAGCCAAGATTCTGATTGACCACAACATCGTGGACTTCGACTTCCAAAAGCTGGAGGACTTCACAGTTACGCTGATGACTGACCTGACTGCTGCGGTGTCCAAGGGCAACGTGACTGACCCGGGTGAGGCTGTGAGCCGCATGATTCGTGAGATGTCTAGCCGCATCTTGGTGACCGTGGGCTACCGTGACATTCGTACTGACTCTCGTGGCCCTGAGGAATCCCTGTCCCGTATCAACGGTATAGCGGTTGGTCGTCGCATACTGGGTTCACCACACAAGAACTCCGGTGAGACAGTTGACCCCAAGCTGGTTGGCAAGCTGTTCATCGCCAAGAAGGACTTCTACGACTGGTGTTCCAAGAACCGCATGGAGCCAAAGGAAGTGCTGAAGTTTGCACAGGAGAAGAAGTGGGTTGGTAAGAGCTCTGAGCGATTCAACATCGGTCGTGGCACTGCTCACTCAACAGGCGCATGCGTCTGCTACTGCTTCAACTTCGATGCGATGGAAGGC